AAACGACAATAATTATCATTCATGACTCGCATTGAAGCTCAGCACCGACCAACGTCAACGCAAGCAATGCCTCGCCGTCTGGATGTGCCTCTAAAAGGCTTCTAATCGTTTCAATGCATTGTTGGGCGGTCTGCTGTTTCTCTTTGGGTAATGAAGCTATCAGCCCTTTAGCCATCAATACGGTTTGCTCTTCTTCCGTCATTTCATTCGCTCCTTTGCTGTCTTGGTTCGATGGCAAGGCCAACATAATCCCTCAAGGTTGGCATCATCATCGGTACCGCCATGACTCTTAGGTTTGATATGGTCAACCGTGGTCGCGGGAATGGCTCGCCCTTCACGCAAGCAGGCTTGGCAAAGGTGCTTATCACGATTGAGGATGTGCTTGCGAATGAGTGTCCACTTGCTACCGTAGCCACGTTCGTGGCGGCTCTTGCCCTGTTGATGGTTCTCCCATCCTGTATTACGGTGCTCATCGCAATAGCCGCTGCGGTCAGTGGTGGTATTGCTGCAACCATGTTTGCGGCATGCGCGTGGGATAGCTCTAGGCACCTTAGCGCATGCTCCCATATATCAACCCACCGGGACGACACTCAGTCTTAATAGCTTCATTAACGAGCTTTCGCACAGCCTTACTTCGCTGTTGTTTGTTGACTGGTAAGCACGGCGCGGTTGCCGGGCACAAGAACATTGCGCCATTGAATACATTGAATGCATCGCTACCACGTATAGATGCGTTAAGCTCTTCCAACTTCTGTTGCGCGTCGCTAATGTCGACATCGATTTGAACAACTACTTTATCAATCATTTTGCCATTATCGTGCGTCTGTTCGTTGTTGGTTGGGTGCCATAGTGAGTGGCGACGATAGTTGTTTGAAGATTCCGAGTCTGCATTTCCTGTTAATACTCCGGGCGCTGAGATTTTCAATGGGAAATATTCAGGGATTCCGTTTACTGTCGTTCTCAATCCCCACGCATCGTACTGAGCCGAGCCAGCAGCATTCGATACCTCATAGCCGTCACTATTATTAGTGATGCTCATACTTGCCATCACGTCTCGCAGTGTTAGATGTTTCATTTAGAATAATCCTCTAGATGTGAAAGTATCGCCCCGCGCAATTCAGAGACGACACACATTCAAAACAGTGCATTTATCCTGAAATAACGAATGGCCAAACTTATAAAGCAGCAGAAAATAAAAAGGCCACCAGCGGTGACCTATGTTGTGATGCCTACTTGAGGCGTGATGTATCGGCGCTGGCTTTAGTCTCTTCCACGGACATAACCAATAATGTAGCCTAGGCCGAAGCACGAGAAACCAATCGAGAAAAATGGAAGAAGTGCATTAACTAAATCAGACACGGAATCACCTCATGGCTAACAGGATGATTGAGAGCGCGCTGAAATCGCATTCTCCAAAATAGCATCAACATTACTGTCAAGGGCGGCCTGTTGTAGGGCTGCTTTTACAATCTTATCGATAACACATTGAGCATGTTTTTTCGCTCGCTGCTCGTATCCGACTAGGGTGAAATCAGGGGCAATAACTTCACGATAAGAAACCGTTGCTAGTGTCTTACCTCCCATATTAATACTGACATCACCACCAATATTTTCGATAGAACACATTGCGAGCCCAAAGGCTACATTGCTCTTTTCTACCTTTAAACTAAGTGTTTTTTTTGCAGGGAAATTCAACAGAATATTCCAGAGGAGTAACGCGACATGAATCATTATCATCTAAAGACATAGCCTATCCCTCAATAAAAAACCCGCGCGCAGCGAGCCTTATCATCTCTGTATCACCGCCATCTCTCTGACGACGAAAGTATCATCATTAATACGACTTACACACATACCGACAGGGGCTCTATTCAATATCTCAAACAACCGACTTTGAGTTACAACCTTCGCTTGGTCACCACATCGGAATTCTTTCCCTTGAGGCTTTGGCATTTCTAGCTTCCCACCGCGAGAAGTAGATCCGTTTATGGCCCAGTTTAAAGCACCAATAATGCACACCACACCGATACCCAACACCATAAATACTGTCTTCGCACCATTGGAAAACTTCACGCTGAGTTCCTTCCCAAAATAAAAGCGAAGATAACAGCATGAAGAATATGGTTAAAATTGGTTGTATAGATCAATTATCGTTTATCGATCGTTCAAAACGATCGGTATTGCAAAGGTATTACGTTGGTATCTAAGGATTCACTGTTGCGACGGAATCATAGATGCGTTCACAGGTTTGTCCGGCGCTATAAGCACGGTCAGCCTCTTTTGCATACTCTCTTGCTGCTTCGTTTGATTCGCTGAGCAACTGGGTAAGCAATATGATGGCTTGGGACTTTGACGCGCTTGAACTGGCAGCACTGGAAAGCTTGCCGGTTTCACTGTCTGCAAACTGGCCCCTGAGTTGTGAGAGCTGTCCCCGCAACCCGTCAGCAGAACGCTTAGCATTAATAGCATCAGCCTTAAGCCGTTTGTTATCTTCATCTGCATCTTTAACCGCCTGATTTGCTGCCTGTTGCCTGCGTTGCTCTTCTGCTCGTTCGTCTGCCTGTCGCTTTGCGAGAGCATCAGAATCATCTTTATTACGCTGCGTCCATTTCAACTGCCAAGATTTATCAACCTGATGGTATTTATCGCGGTAATGGCTCACCATTTTCCCAGCAACGACCAAAGCCACAAGCAGCACTCCTATTGCCATCATTCGCCAACTGAAATTGATATTCATGCGACCACTCCGCCAGCCTCTTTGAACTTGCCGATCAGGTCATCAAGCTTATGTTCGTGCTGCCCATAACCAGCACCGGGTAATGAAGCCCAGATATTAGAACACTTCTGAATTGCGGATATGATGTTGCCAGCGTCAATATCAGATAGAGCCTTGCGCTCTTTAATCTGCTGCAATGCGACTGCATCCTGACTTGCAGGAGAGAAATCTTTAAGTCCGAGTTGCTCGCGGTACGCATCCCAGTAACGGGATAACAACTGATATCGACCAGCTGCTGTGGACTTGATACCGAGATTTGGAAGGTAAATAAGCTTTCGAGGATGGTCAGCATAGCCGCTAAACAGCGAGCCACCAACAATCACGTTGTATCCTTTATCGCTTCCCTTGATACGGCTTGTACCTTCTGACCAAGCCAGCATATCTAGGAACGCTTTGCGATTATTATTAGTTTGCATGGCTATCACTCCGTCGAAAAATACTCATCACATTACCGCGAGATAAGAACAGCGATACGCATAACGTGATATTGATAATGGTTTCTGCAAAATCAGCCTGAACGTAAGCGCCAGAGATTATGCGTATCGTGACAGCAGAACAGGCCACAATAAGTAAGTAGGCAAACGCCGAACCAATCAGATTATGACGGCTTGCGCCCCGCTTAAATGTCAGGAGGCGCGCTGCAATCAAAAAGCAGGTGATAGCGTTGATATTCAATAACAGGATATTGAGTGTCACCTACCACCCCCTCTGAAATTAAACGTTGGGTTTTTGGCGCGGGAAATTACCGCGATTAAGATCCACACGATGGTTGCCGATGAGACTAACGCCCCTATTGGCTTTTCTACCGTTACTGATTCAGGCGCTAACGTGCTGAGTATTGAGGTGGAGAAATTCGCGGTCAGTACACCAAGCACAAACGCCACAATGAAAAATGCCAAGCGCTTCCAGATAGGAAACTCTGTAGCGGATAAAACAAAAACAACGGCACCGGCGAATGCACCGATAACAACACCAGCATCGAGCCCAGAAAGCAGACCAACTAGCGTTACACCAGTAACAGCAGCTGTAGCCGCGCCCGTGCTAGTAGTCGGCTCTAACATTTGGGTTACTCCATTTTTTGCTGTGTGTTAAATACGAAAAAGGCCACGCATATGCATGACCTTTAAGAGGGTGATTTGATAGTCAATAGCTGATGATACCTGTATCTGATATTGTTAATTCGCCAAAACCACAATATCAGAGAGGTAACAATGAGTAATTACTCAGACCTTCTTCAAATTATCAAGATGAGAGTTTGTCAGAACAATAACTTCCCAACATCGTCACTGTCATTTTGGGATAACTATCGCGCTAATCAAATATGGCATCGGATAGGGCAAATATTCACACTAGAGTGTGTTCTTGCAGAATACAGAAAAAAATCATCAGCCCAATACCTTTCATTGGAAAATGAAAAAGCATTGCATCATATGATTTTTCACATCACAAAATGGAAACTTGACGATATCAGGGCATTATCACTGAACGATTGTCTTTTTATTATCTCCGACAACCTTAAGCCTGAATGCATGGCACCAGAGGCAGCAGAGTTTCTAGCATCACTTAAACTCCCAAGTAAATCTTACCCTATTGATGACTTCCCGCCAGAGGACTGGGATCCCAAGGAAAACTCTGTGTTCCATCAAAATTACCAGTAGTCATGCATTCGATTTCCGCAGATATTGCTTTAAGCCGCTCGTTTAGGGCGGTTTTTTCCTTTAGAAGCCGATTATAGTGTGCGACATATAGGCACTGTTGATTCAACCAATCTTCAAGTTGTTCAGAGGACATTCCCGGATTGTAAAAATAAGGTTGCTGTTTTTCTTCTTGCATTATCACCCTCCAGATACGCAAAAACCCGCACATGGGCGGGTTGTCTGTATGTTCTTTGCTTTTCAGGTACAGCTTTGCGAAAGCATACCTGAATAATACACTTTCATTACTCGTTTTCAAGTTTTTTTTGAACGTTAAGAGCACGTTCGGCGCGAATCTCTGCATTTATCGCATCGAAGGCTGCTGTGTTGAATAAATCAATGCACCACCTAACGCGATCCTCGCTTTGTTTCTTTGTTAAAAAAGGGGCGTACCGCTCACGCAACTTATCCCCCATATTGGTATAGTTGCTGTCTATGCCGGTGTAGTACATCTTTCCGAAGATATATATCGGGCTACTTATAGAAAATGCTTTCAAAATGGCCTTTTCTATAAAGTCGGCCTGCTCTTTATTGTCTGCTCTGGCTAACATTGAGTTCAGCGATTTCTTTGGCCAAAGTATTTCCGCCGATTTCTTTATAAGTTCCTCACCACTATAACCAAGCTCTCGCATCTGAGTAAAAACACTCCCAAATCGCTCCATTTGATCATCATTCCATTCTTCCTGAACTATCCTTCCCCACATACCACCTCCACCAGAAAGGAAGTAGCAAGTACTACCGCCAAATGTTTCACCCCATACAGAAAGCAGACTCCTGACCCATCGATTCTGTACTGGTGTCAATTTCCTACCCTTCCCCAGATATGACTTACGAGGAGCACCAGCAACGATTTTCCAAGCATTGTCTAAGGATTTTTTTCTTTGGCTTGGCGTCATTTCAGTATTCCCTCTTTTCTAAGGATGGACTGCGTACGAAAAACGCCCTCAGCGTGATAGAGGCGCGCTGTTCTATTGTCAAAGATGTGCGTACGGCGATCGATTTCATCGTGACAGCTGCTGCAGGCGAACGCAGCGAGTGAATCATCAGGTTTGATCCCAGTGCCGCATTCACCAGCCAGCCGGTAATGCGCTAAAACCACAGTCTCAGAATTTCCATTACACACACCTGGTATACGAACGGTGCACTCACGGCCACGCGCTGCATTTTTGATAACGTGGCTTTTACGTGGTTTCTTTGCTGGTTTTAGTGGGACGTTACGAGCGATGAGATTAGCCATGCCCCACCTCCGACAAGCGCTTTCCAAGCAATTCTAACGGAGCGTACGAGGGCGAAATGTCACACTCTTTACCTGTACTCTCGTTTGGCTCATAGTCAAGTAGGTTGTGTAATAAGGCGCTAGGTAGATGTGATTGGAGATTGTTACGAAGGCACCACACGAAAATATCAGCCTGACTGAGCTGTCTATCGGCTGGTTGCCCCATCTGCTCGCAAATGTGATTAAGAATGAAGGCAATGCGGTTTTGTCGCGATATATCCACCAGCTTATCGGGGATCACTTGAGTGTTGAGCTTGTGTTCACATGAACGGCAAATACAGATAGAGCCATTGTTGCCAACTGGATATGGGACGTAGTGTTTTGCATCGCATCCAAGCCACTGGCATTTGCTAAGCCATAAAACGTAGTGATCAAGCGCAGTGCTCCCCCCGCAAAGTCTAAAGACCGTCTCGTTATCGTACAGACCTTGGAAGTGGGGATTTAACGCTTCAAGCTGGTTTACGGCGGGGAGAATACCCGCTTTCAAGTGCTCTTGCGCTGCGTTTAAGCTCATTACCGCTACGCGGGTACCGCGAAGGAATACACCACGGCCAGTTTTTAAAACTGTTAGGCCGAGGTCGTTTTGAGGGTATGCAGTGAAGATTCCGATCATGCTATCACCCCGCAGGATGATAGATATGAGAAAGCACCAACCTCTATAGCGGTCAGTGCAGTAGTGCGGTATTTCGTTGTTTGCGCCATTTCAATAACCCAAATAGCGCAGCATTCAGTCGCCAGTTATTCAGGCTGGCGAACCTGAATTATAGCATCTTCATGACCAGCATCCAGCATTAGTTCGATGAAACCCTCTACAGTAGCCACATGCTCTTTGTCATTAAGAATTTTCACAGAAGATACAGAGCCGTCCTTGCAACAGATAACTACACGGCCATCGTGAGGTAATGATATTAATTGTTCAAAATTCATATAGTTGTACTCGATAGATTTATAAACCCTCGCGGGAATCACATCCGTGTCACCTATGCGCGCACTACTTACTATGAAGGTTAATACGACCACGTCCAATAGGTCACATAGATCGGTATGGCTGTTTCGATCGTTTTTATCGATCAATCGAGTTGTTTGGGCGGAGCTGGATGATGTTGATTTATTTTCAATGAGTTAGATCATTAGACATAAAAAAACCCACCGAAGTGGGTTTAATTAAAACGTACACGCAATTATGCAGTTTTCATGCGATATGCAGATAAAGATACAACATTCTCTACATCATCACGATTAGGGGGATTATATAATGAACTATCGTTTGCTAACTCCACCAGCATCTCTGGCATGATACACAACCGCCTAGCCAATGATTCAATATCAACTGACAAGTCTGTTAAAAGAAACTTCATTGCTCGATGAAACAGTTCCGGTTTCTCGCTTTGGATCAGGTAATCTTCTTTTTCATCAATTGCCTCTCCTTTCCGTTTCAAGCCAAAGAACGCTGTTTTATATTGTGCATCAGTTAAAAGTGATAGCTGATGAGCTCTATAAATAGTGGCGGCCTTGCTAACTTTCCACGTCAACTTAAACTGACTCAATCCTTGCCAGTCGATGCGTCCACCTATTGGACGGGGAAAATATTTTGCCATTGCCGAGCGAGGAAGTAGTAATGCTGATGCAAAGCGATTTGCCTGCGATTCCGTTCCCCTATCCCCTGTAGAAATACCTTCATGCAATATTAAATGCCCTACTTCGTGAGCAATATCAAAACGCTGACGACACGGTGATTTTTTTGCAGTATTTCTAACGATGAATGGACGACTTAGAGGCACGGAAAGCGCATCTACATCATCAGAAACTGAATCGAAAGAAGTAACAAATGCCCCCAACTTTTCTGCCAAGCGCGTCATATTATCTATTGGTCCAAAACCCAGTCCCCAATCAACTCGACACTTTTCCGCTGCTTTTTCAATATCCTCTTGAGTATTAACCCTGATTTCTGGGAATCTTACTGGCGGTAAGTTTAAATACTCATCAAATACTTCAATAAGACGACGATACAACTCTGCCTTCGCGAGAGTGGCCAACTTTGTCGCCATTCGCGTTGAAGTACGCTTGCGGAAGTGAACAATTTCTTCGTTCACCGGGGACTGCTCCCGAGCATTGAAAAACTCGGAAGTGACCAGTAAGACGGTGGCTAATTTATCCGCAAGCTCAGGAGTAGGTACAGCCGAGCCGGACTCCAGCCGCTGTATGTACTGGCGTGTCTTGTTGACACGCTCAGCAACTTGCTCCAATGACAACTCGTGATACAGACGAGCCAATCGCAAATTAGAACCGTTAAACACTTTTCACCTACTATTTATCCGTTATCGCTTTTCTTTTCCCTTTCAGGAACAGACGCACTGATATCATCCAGTTCAATTTTCACAGGCTCAGGCGGAGTATCGTCCGTTGAATGCAACACCGTTACCCGCTCTTCACCATAAGTCCACAAAGAGAGCACTTCTTCGAGTTCATTATAACCTGCAAAATGGACTCGCCCACCCTCACCCTCGAACTCTGGTTTTTCAACAACGAAGCGCCAAATCGTCGGGACTTTATCTTGCGATGCAAAAAGCTGGTCTACAGCATTCCTACGAAAGAAATTAGGTCTCTGAGGATTAGTTGGATCGTCTGTGAAAGAACGAATTGGAGTTCCACCAATGGTAATTGTATAGTCATTATTAGGATTAATTAGCCCAAGCCAGCTATGTTTTTTAGACAAACACAACCTTTTAATGCGGTTCTTTTGGCGTGCAAAAGTACAGGTCGCTCGCGAGTAATTGTCATCATCTTGGGATGATAGAAGATCATGCGTATCTTCCTGCACCTTAAGAAGTATCTCTGCAATGACGGACAGACGATCTTCGGTTAACTGCGGACGAAACGTCCAAGGAGATGGGTAGTTCTGCATCGTATCACTTTCCTTTGAGTGCAAAAATCAAGCTTTGTCAACCAAGATAATGGTGCAATTAATCGATTTTGTCAACTTGGAGCGATATCAATTTAGTGAAGATAGCACCTTAACAAAAACAACTTACTTTTCTGTAAAGGTGCAACTAATAAATACTTCGTATGGGCGTTAGTTCGGGGCTAACACCCACCCTTTGCCAACTGCCGCATAGCACCCCTAACCGCTTTCTTTAGCGCCTCAACTCGACGAACCTCACTACGCAAACGGCGCAGCTCAAGGTTCAGATATTCAGGTGTTGGAACAATAAGCTCCATCATGTGCGACGGGATAGCAGGCTTATTTAGCATAGAGTCCACAGTTTCTTTTTTCTTGGCCATATCTTTAGCAGCATCACCAGCTGAAATAGTTTTTGGAATATTTTGTGGCTCGTTTTGTGGTTGCACTGCTTCGCCCTCTTTGACTAGGTGGTAGTAATTTTTCCCGTTGCGTTCCACCAGCGTGATACGACCGGCTTTTTTGTCGTGTGCCAGCATTGGCCCAATCATACGACCTTCAATTTTTGACTTCTCGCCCAGCTCGGCGGCGGTCATATCACCGTGCTCAGCAAGCAGTTCCCGCAGCAGACAAACAGTCGGTTTTGTTGCACTACTCGGCATCTTTGTTGTCTTAATTTCTGGTTTAGCTGGATTACGTTGCACCCGCTTTCCCCCTGATTCTGCATACAGGCCATTCACACAAATCAGCTCGTTGTGCTCTACGGCATCGGAAAGAAACGCGATCATATCTCTCGGTGTTACCCCAAGTAACGCAGCCAGATCACCACAGCTTGATGCGCCGTATTGCTCGATTTGTGATACTACCGCACTCAGTGTTAATGCCATTTTTTGTCTTCCCGTTAGAAATATTTTGCCTTGGCGCCACACGCCGCGTTTTTGTCTAAAGCCCAGTTCACCGTATCTTGCTCCGCGGCCTCCGCTATAAGCTGTGATATGGCAGTTTGTGCACGGAGGTAGAGTTTTTTATCAATCAGCTCAGTTATCTTTTGCTTTTTCGCGTTGATACCTGCAGCAGGATTTTTAGGTTGTCGTTTTCCTACCGGAGGTTTTGTTTTTGTGTGTTGTTTTGTCGCCGGTAATGAATAGCGCCATCTCTTTTGGGTACCAGTCTTGATTAGGCATCCAAGCTGCTGAAGGTACTTCAACTGGGTACCCACAGTGCCATTCGAAAGCCCTGTTCCTTCGGCGATAAAACTAAAATCTGAATTTGGGTTTTTCTCCAGAAAAACAATAACATCTCTAATCGCTGACATTTTAAAACGCCCCTGCATTTTGATTTTCATTGGAGTGATGACGCCCAATTGCCGATGCGCAGCGCGCCGATACAACGCATTTATCAAAAAGCCTTACCAGTTCACACATCTCACGCTCTTTGGGCTCTAACGGTGGCGGTACTCGGTCACTCGGTGATTTTCTGCTACCAGATGATTTTCTAGCATTCTCTGACCGCTCGTAATAACGCTCGTCAACGCTGATAAGTCGCCATTTTCTACCGTGGTTTCTGTACTCGATGTCAACCAGAGAAGAGCGTTTCAGCGTCCCGATTCGTGTGTTTACGTCCGTAAGCGGTATGTCGAGATCAGGGTATTTTTGATTGATTCGCTGCAGGACTTCTTTCGTCGTCATTGCGCCCTCAAACATAATTTCGCAGAACTCACGTGCAGACAGCGTCTCTTTGGTTTCCATCGTTAGCTCCTAAATCCTTTGGGTGTTCCTGAATAATCTTGGTTTTTTAAGTCGATATTTACCTTCGCTGGCTCTGCGATTTTTTGCGGCTTGCCGTTACGCCGCCATGCCCTCGCCTGGTCGAAATATCCCTCGAAGTTCGCTTGGCTGAATATCGTCTTGGGGCGCAGGTAGAAACTCATGTTGTCCTGCCCTGCCCACTCGTTTGCGATGTAATCGACCACCAGCATGAGGTCGTCAGCAACGTATTCGCCCTGTAGCACACCGGAAATAAAACCGCGCGTCGTAGCACCATCCCGAAATTCTGAGTTGGTCACTCGGTTGAAGTGATTTAACACCCGCAAAACTGGATCAGATTCGTCGTCGTGTGGTTCGTCGGGCAGCTCGTCTGCCTGACAATAAATCTCCTGTGTAATCTCCTGTGTAGTCTCTGTGTAATCTCCTGTAAGAGAGTTTGCGGGGTTTCCACCAGCTAGTTGGCAGGATTCCCCCCGACTAGTTGGCGGGGTTTCCACCATCTTGTTGGGTGCATTGCCGCCAACCAGTTGGCGGGGTTTCCGCAATCTAGTTGGCGGGGTTTCCACCAACTGTGATTCCTCTTGGGCTAGAGCCAACAAAAGAGCCTCAAGGCGATCGGCATTGACGCGATAATGCATCGTCGCCGGAGCCCCCCTTAACTGTTCCTCAAGGATCCCCACAGCAACTAGACGTTTTCTTCCAGTTTCCTGCTCGTCACGGCTAAGCCCGGTCTCTTTAGTTATCTCTTGCCGAGTTTTATAAAACCACCGTCCGTCCATGCGGTTATGCCAATACACAAACTGAGATAGTAAGACCGCCCCTACAGGGCCTGTCTTTATCTTTCCCACTCTCAGCTGGGCAAACGATGGTTGATAAGCAATTGGCCTATCAAGAAGTTTGATTAGTGACCCCATTTACGCCTTCACTTCTGTGAACTTCATAGAAAACAATCTCAGTGGGAGTTGGCTTGGTGCATCAGAACCATGACGCAGATAAACCACATAGCCACCTGCCAATCCCTGAACAGTCACAGTTACGCCACGATGATCTTTAAACCGCTGGCCTTTACTGACCTCGATATAACCCCTTGATGGGATTTCACCTTTAAAGTTACGTTGCAAAGCACACCGCAGGCGCTCTTGTAAGTTGCTCATAACCACCTCACTGAGATAGAAATTACTGTCCTACGTACCACTTAGGCATATTTGGTAATCTAGCCTGCCGGATTTCACGCTTTACAGCCGGTGCCGGAGCTGCTTTGTTGTGCTTGGCGTAAAACCTTGCCTCACGAAGTAACGCATCAAAGTCCGCACGTTTATTCTTCTGTCCATAGCTCACCGCATGGTATGCAGCTGCATTAGCCGCTGCCTCTGGGGTGCCATCACTAACAAGCAAGGATCTAATGCCATTAAGGGTGTACTTCTCTGCGTTCGTCATGCCGCTACCTCATGGATAGTTAAACGGATTGTGTTCGGCGGCAGCATGGCCACCAGCGAGTGAAGCGCTTCCCTGACCTCTTTAGCCTGAATAGCTAATGGTGAATTCATAAGCTTCGCGTTTACCGCCTCCATGCACTCTTTGTTTGCGGCCGCTGCTACAAGTGCTATAGATTGCTCCTCATCAATCAGGCGCTGATGCTCAGCATCAATAGCGGCCATTACTGCTGGCGCTAACTCCTCGGCTTGACGGAGGTAATACGGCGTAACGCTGCGAAATACTCGCTTGATGAACAGCGCGTTATTACGGCAACGGCGCGACCACTCCTCAGCATCATTGATGTTCAGTGACTCAAGGAGATCACCAGAGTATTGAGCCCCAATCTTCTCGGTTATAGGCCACCAGCCGTCTTTCCTTGCCCACGCTTCTAGCTGTTCAGCTACTAATTTGATTTCCATGATTCACACCTCAGGCAGCATCGGTATTACGATTTTGTTCATACAACGCTGGCTCATATTTCAATGCCCCAGATGTCATGCGTTCAATTTTCGCTGCTCGTTTTTCTGGGACCAAAACACCCCAACCGCTCACTGATGAGCGAGCGATATTTAGAGCCTTAGCAACTTTCGCCGCGGATCCAAAATAAGTGACTACATCAGACTTCTTCATAACTGCCTCATTGGTAGGTTTTCTTAACCTTACTTGTTAGGGAAACCTAAGTCAACGTTTGTTAGGATTACCGAACTATGAAAACAATCGGTCAACGAATAAAAGAGCGCCGTACAGAGTTAAAACTAACTCAGCGAGCTTTAGCTAAGCTCGTGAACGTTGCGCATGTAACTATTTCTCAGTGGGAGAATGATCAAACATCTCCTAAGGGAGATAACTTATTTCAATTGTCAGATGCACTCGGAAAAGACCCCGCTTGGATTCAGAGAGGAAATGACTCTGGAGAGTCTGATAGCACTGCTGGCGCAGTTATCCTTTCTCCGGAGCAAAGACAACTAATCGATTTATTCAATCGCCTTCCTAGCAGTGAACGCCAGCATCATATCGATGCCCTGCGAGATACTGTTGAGGGTTATGACAAACTCTTTAATGACATAGTCAAAACAAAAAATATTGATGAACTGATTGCGGCGAAAAAAAACCAAAAGTAAACAGCCACTGATTAGTTAAACCCTAAGCCGCCCTCGGGCGGTTTTTTTATGCTCCAATTTAATTTGTTAGGTTTTCCTAAATTCATACTTGACGTTTTGTTAGGTTTAAATAACAATGCTGTTATCGAAAGCTAACAAGCAGCATTCAGCAAAAACATTCTGACGGCGGGAAAGAACGCGACAAGGGGAAGTTCATGAGCAAGACGCAAATCACAAACCTACTGATAAGCAACTATGGCATTTCTTGGGAAGCTGCTTATCACTATGCAAGTGCAGCCGAGTGGGATTGGGTTTTGGCCGGGATTTATATCCGTGCAGACGTCAAAAATGGAAATCTTTATTACTGATATTTTTAAGACGGCTCGGAAAGGCGAGCACACAACGGGAAGAGCATTTTACTGTGGCGAAGGAAACTCCAGAAGACCTCCCTGAACCGTTCAATGTTCTTCCCGTTGTGGTGAATCCGCAGACCAATGCGGCGGTAAGTTTAGCGAGGTTCCATCCATAGCCTCTTAGGGGACCGGTTGTCTGGCTGACTAAACGCCTAATGACAACTAGCCGAAAGGCCACCACAACATCATCCATGTGAGTATTTGGGCGGTATCGGATCCTTTTAACCGATGCATTAGCGAAAACTGATACCGCCATTTTTTTTAAATCGAAATTTATTACGGCATTTTTGCCGGGGATTTCTGCAACCAAAATTCAGGAGTTCGGAAATGAAATTAAATCCTATACAGCACCGCATGATGATTAATCGCGGATTAGCGTACGTTGCATTCAAATGCCAAAAAGCTGGGCATAAATGGGCTTCTGCTATGTCTGCAATGCGTTGCGCGTTCACTGATTTAACAACACCTCGCCTAGTTAAAGCCTCTGGCCTTGAGCGTTCAGAGTGCTGGTCCTCTTTCAGCATTGACGATGCTGATATGAATTTTCGCATGTATGGCGATGAAACAATTATTGATGGCGATAAGAAAGAAGCTACTAGCGTTCTTAACCTCGAGTTCGGCTGCTCGGCAATCAACAAACATTAATTTTATTGGCTTTATTCAAAAGCCAATTGATATGCGCCTCGTGGTCCCCTTCATAAATTTATGACCTGGGCACGTTTAGACGCGGGGCGCATATCAATTCCTAAGGAGATAAATACATGCCAGCATTTACGAATTACTTAGCAGCAAAGAAAATATCTGGGCTAAAAAATCTGGTTTCTGTTATCGATGCAGAAAATGCTAAAGAATGCGCTTCAATCATTAAGTTTTTAGCCAAACAGAAAAAACTGGACCTTACCCAGTATTTAAAACCCATCGTTACCGATACCCCTATTTTTGATGACCTGCCAGAAGAGAATATTTTTTGCGATACCTTCTGTGACAAATACGAACTCGCAGATGATAAGAAAACATGGCGTTTAATAGCTCCCTCCGAAGTTTCTCAACCAGAGGTTGAACTTATCAATATTTCCACTCGCCCTCTGGATTTTCGATTTTCGTCATTATGGTTATTTGGTGTTGATACTGAAAGCATCAATCGCGAACAGATGACAGAAGTTAATGCGATGATTGCGGATACAGAAGATAACTTTTATCAAAACATCCTGCTGTGCGTACGTGGCGAACAGTTCGCGAAAGATGCCACCCTGTCGCAGCTCGCTGCGTTAGTCCAGGCAACTAAAGACGTGTTTATGTACACGGATCGCCCTGCTGAAATTGGCACTATCTCAAATTTCATTAAGCAATATTGTTCCTGCGCAATTTCAGATGCTGGAGAAGGTGCACTGGCAAACATTGTCACACTGTATCGCAGCAAACAAACTACGCCGGTAATGCCAGAAACAAAAGCACAAACAACAAGCACAGGCGCAACGCTGGGAACCCCGATCCGTTTATCTGATGACGTACTGCACTCCCCCGTGTTTCTGAAAAAGGTTGTTGCCTACGCGCTACAGCCAGCCAACGGCTATGACTTATTGTCACCACCTAAGACCGTTATCGATCGCGCTGCTGAGCTAATGACGGATCAAGACGTCACTGATTGGTATAACGCGCTTTCAGAAACACCAGGCATTTTGGCTCTTCACCCTGATTTTACTTTTGCGTGTATCCAAGCTGCGCCAATTGCTATTACAAGTGATAAAGGAAAACTACGTGAGTACATCAGTAATAACCTTGGTGTGATTCAGCCAGTACCAATTAAGGCCGAAGAAACCGCCTCAAATGAAGGGGAAAAACCGGAAGTAGGCACCACCGATAACACTACCAACATCAACTATAAAACTATACGCGCTGCCGTATGTACCGTGTTGAATGGTGAGACTACCGTTATCAGCAATAGCGAAGTTGACGCGCTTTTAGATGCCATCAACATTACCAAAATCCCACTTGGCCGTATGCTTGCCAAAGAAATATCGTCGTTTGATACCGATCGCCAACTGACTGACGACGATATTCACCACCTTGTCGCCGACGTTCTTAATAATTGGAGCGACGACCAAGCCCCACGGTTAGAGTTCATTGAATCCCGAGTGAATTACTACATCGCCGACCACAATCCAAGTGACGCCTTAAACGTTGTCACAAAACACGAAGTGGCCCCTGCCAATCAAGAAAAAACGGAACACAAAACAGTATTTTCTTTAGATGCGTTGCTCGCTGGTCCAGATGAAAAGGCACAAATCGATGAGTGCGAAAAATCAGCTACACAACCTAATCCAACAATTGAAGAACTGCAGGCCGAGATTCAAGCACTAAAAGCCCACCAGCAATTATTTAGTAATTTTGTTAGCGCTGGCGTGAAATTCCTTATGGCTTGTGAGGGGGATAAATGATGCCTACCCCTAACCCACTGGCGCCTTGCGCGCCAGAAACTGAGTGCCACTGTTATTGGTGCGGTAAATCGAAAGAAGCCGCATCGATGATCGGGAAGCTGATCAAAGTTGGCAAGCGCCAGCAATACCAAAAATTCTGTGATGGGCACTGCCATTCGGAATGGAAGTTATATCACGCTCCAAAAGTACAAATATCACGCGCACCAGCTCGCCGATACTCACCCTGGGGGCTTCGTTAATGATGCACAGTAACAGCAAAGAGCTAAATACAAATTCACAGGAAAATAAAATGAAAAAGTTTGAATTGGTAGCTGAATTATCTAAAGAGTTTTTTGGTTGCAAATTATTCCGCATTCGCGCGC